TTTCTTTCAGAGTATTTAATGATAGCTCAGGTGGGCTCATGGCAAGTATCCATAGAACATCTGCTTTTAGATGAAATTTTGCCTGGAAAAGAGTCAACTCTTCTAGACACTTGTCGGGTTCCCCTTATATCGGAAGGTGATTAACGGACTGTTAAGAACAGTTCTAAACTCTATTCCTTGAGACTAACAAGGCGAATGCTATGTGCATTTTAGGGTGAAAAGTTTTTTGAAACTCCCTTTTCGGAGGAGGGTCTCTCTCTCGAGAATTTGTGGGTTTGAAATTATATATATACAGAATTAAATTAATTGGAGACTGTGTCCCAATTAAAATTTCTCGCTCTTAATAGCGATTATCTCCCTATCATTGATGCAGGCTAAAGTCATGTTGAAATAATCTTCTTTATTTACGCATAACTTTCGAGCTATGAATTCATCGATCCATAATTCATCCAATGGGAGCTTCTTCTACACATTATACATTTTTCTTCGGACATCTAGAGCTCGAATATAGTCTCCTAGGGTTTTCTTTCGGGATCTCTGTTGTTTTATCTTAAGGCCCTTGTCCCTCCGCATTTTTCCGTATGATTTACATAGCAGTCCGGGTAGCTCATGTAATATGGATTCCCCCACATATTCACTATGTAAGTAATGAGGCATATAAGCTGTGTCACTCATATATCTGTGGAAATTGCTATGCGTGAAGATCTTCTTGGGATTTCTAAGAATAACCATTTTTCCTTTCGGTGATAGTGCTCCTATTTTAGAACAAAAGTCTATATCATATCTCTCTCTAATGCTGAATTCTGTCACACACTGTCCCAGTCCATGCTCTTGCTCATTCTTATTTGGACTCATCCATCTAAGGTAATTGTCTTTTATCAATATAGCATTTTTTCTACTTGTCCACAGAACAGAATCATCCCCAGATACGTACAAAAAGACATCCGCTTGCTTGTCATCTTCCCATGTTAGAACTTTGAGATTTAAATTGTCACAAATGTAGGCCCAGTAGAGAAATACTCTCAGGGTATTCCCCAGAGTAGTTCTACTACAGCTGCCGCTGTAGGTTGTTCCTTTAATTTTCAATATTGCTCTTTTCTGTTTATCAAAACGCACTTTGAGTTTGCTGATTTTTTCGAATAGAGGTTGATCTATGACTGATCGAACGCACTCTTCATTGTATGTATAATTTTTCAGGGTCGCAGAAAGCCACCCTTTTTTGAAGAGTTTCTTAAAGAAATATACATCAACTATTTTTAATAAGTCCCAGTGCTGATGCCCGTCATGATTACTGCCGTCACAGCACACTGCCACTATATCCTTTCCTTTGATTTTCCGGTGATTATTTTGAATGTTGGTGGCCATCTCTGTGCAACTAACGGAATGGCAGAATCCTGGCATTTCTCTTTTTATCACCAATAATAAAGGCCTGAGCATCATTGTCAGTAAACCGTTACCTGCCTCCCCTTGGGGGCAAAATATAAGTCTTTGACGATCGCCAGGTTCAAATGACGCTGTGATGAACATTTTTACTTCCTCGAACGTCATGGTGTATTTTTCTCCAACTTTCACCATAGCGTCGTAGTAGTGTTTATCTATTTTTTTATCCCACTTGTCTGATCTTGAAAGTGTTTTTATAGAATTATTGAAGTACATCTACTTCTTCTTTGCTGAATAAGCGTGGCATCTGGAGAGTTCGTCTTTTATGTCTAAAACCAACAACTGCTTCCTCCTCATGACTCTACTCACTAATTTGTCCAAAAATTTTTCAGAAAATTTTCTAAATTTTTTCAGTTCCTACTTGTTTGGCTACAATTTGGTGTTCAATTGTCTGGTGAAGACTGCATGCATCATGCCTATTTTATCGTTGAAATGTTCATATGCTACCTAAAGACCTTTCTTGGTGATAATCTTATTTCCGGTATATGTTATATTCTTGATTTTTTCCACGTAAGATCTGATGTTAGTCATTTTTTTCCCCCATTGAAGGAAATTTCCCACATTTGTTTTTATGCTGTGTAGGCTATGGTTACCTGTGAATGAAGATTTAAATTTCTTGACTATGCCCATGTATTCATATTGGGAAGAATTTAAATATATTTTCGGCCTTGCCGCTAAACCGTTTATCTTGGAGACATGGGATAGAAAACAACTAAAAGGTCTTAGCAGGGTGTTAAAACTAGTCATTAAGGCATACAGTGTTACGAGGCTAAAAATGATATAAAAAAGGTAGTCTATTATTCTAGAAGTTTTTGATCTTTCTTGAAGTCCGATTTCTTTGATCAAGATCTCCCTTCGGTCTATCAATTTTTTGAGGGAGAGGGCGTTAGCTCTTTTTCTTCTGTTGTTCCCTCTGCTTTTCTATTTGCTGAGTTCTATCTTTTTGTCTAGAGAACGTTTCTGGTTTCTTTTTCTGTATAGGATTCCCATCATAAACATTTTGACGATAAATTTCTGAAGATACTTAGAAAAGAAATATATAAACCAGAAACATACGAAAGACGGGATCCATATCATAACGAGATACCATCCGGAATACCAGAACCAACTTTGGACGCCCCATTTCCAATAACAATACACGGTGATACCCACTTCCGCAAATCTAAATATATCCAATATTTTATTACCTAGTTTCTCGTAAAAGTCAAATGAGACTCCATTGACCTTGTAACTATCTATTGGATAGATCTGTCCCAGGACATAAGGTATGTTTCTTTGAGCCATATCATAAACATAATCCAAAAGCTCGGATTCTTCGTGAGAATCTCTAATGGCTGTTACTGCATCCCAAACTTCTATAAGATATTCTCTATCGACTCCTAAAAGGAGAAGGATAATTGTCATTAGCGCTTGAAACATGTTTCTTTCGGATTTGACGAAATCTGCGGTGTATTTAGTCATTTTTCTTTTATTCAAAATTTAATGCCATGTATGGGTGTCAGTTTCTATCTCTTGAATTTTGTCGTAACTCTCTTTCATCGAGTTCCTATCCAGATCATATAGGTGACATGCGGCTACCATTGCATCGTTAACTTTTTCTGGCACGGTGTTCATTACTGATTTCAATAAATCGTTTTCCACGGCCGGTATGTCTACATCATTCTTGATACATTGAATTTGTAGATTTGTTGTGCTCCTGGAATAAAATGTCATGCATTCATTCGTTTTGGTAGCTCCCAACACTTGTAAATGACCGAACTGTGCATCGTCTCCTAATAGGTGCACATTTTTGTGTTTGTAAGACTTGTTGTTGTTGGGCTAAAACTCTACTCTCATATATCCATCTCTGTGGTTCTTGATGGTAAGGTCGGCTTCGTACTAAAATACTTTCGTCCTTATCGGAGTTATCGCAAATTTTATTCCACTAACGTGCCAAATACCTACATGTATCTTAGATTTTATTCCTTCGATATCTTTAGGTTCAAAGTAGTAAATGCAATCATGCATCAATATCTGGTGTCGAGGTTTGAGGGGTTTGGTGCCTATCTTCCCTGAATTTTTCCATGTCTTTCTAGCGAGATGGTTTTCTCGATTGGTATATTCTGCATACTCTTGTAGAGTACCTTTGAACACGAAAATTCCTTCTTGAGTTTCTGTCGGTGTTTTCTCCGGAACTATCATTCCTATTCTTCTTTCAAAATTCATCCAGTGGAGTTTGTCATACTCGTTCGCATACGGGCGCACTTTCACAATTTTGCTTACGGAACTATTTCCTAAATGATTTGATGTATACAACAATTCATCTATCAAACTTTTTCCTAGTTTGGCTCCGGTGTCCACCAAAACCCAGTTGTCCCCCCGCCTGCAGCTATTTTTCATAGCTATCAGAGATCTGCTCTCCACGACATCGCTAAGGTACCTGAGTGTTACGTGACCCCCATGTATCGTACAAAGATACTCTATTTCGGCGATATTCTATGGTGGAATTCCCATGGCCAATAATTTAGCTACAACGTCTTCAGAGACTTTACCTGTGATGCGAACTTGTAATCTGCCTTCGACCCAAGTCTAGGAATGTCCAGAGTTGTTAATCTGTATTTGGTCTCTGACTGTGGCTCCGTCGAACCACTCACATTTTTTGTCTAGACACAGTCCGTTTAGATCCTGCGTAATGAATCCGTGATCAAACAAAACTTTCAAGGTCTTTTGATCCTGACATATTTTTCGGGGCGGAACTATGGCCACTTTGGAATCTAGTGGTATGAACTGATCTTTGTTCAGTTTATCGAGTATAATGTTGCTTAATTTGATCTGATCTTTTAAGCGAATGCACTTTCGATTTTGCAAGAAATCTGTCTTGAACTTCTCAACTGCATAAGTGTCACTAGTATTCTTAATTTGGCCATTTGCATGCATGAAATTGGATATACAGGCGTATATGTAAACTATGGTTTCAAGAGAGTAATCTACATTGTTAGAACTATGGATTCTTTTCATGTCCGCTTTTTTCACTGAAAAATTTTTGTTTTTGGTGACTCGGTTCAAGTTGTTCAATTCTAAAACTATCTCTAGGTCTGCATGTCCATCGCATTTCTTGATTTCCACAGTGTAGTTAAATTTACCCGCTTTTTCTGTTGTGGAATCATTTTCGTATGGAGCTTCCCTGTAAAAATCACTCATGTTCATATCTGAAATGCTGATTGAACTTCCATAAATTTGAGTAGTAATCCAGTGTAGAACTTCTGTGTAATCTTTTCCTTCTACTACTATTTGCAAGAGAGCCTTGCTGGTCCAATAGCACCATCCGTCCGAAGTGGCAAATTTTTTTATAGCTAGTATCCGTACGTCTTCTTTTACTTCAAAGCCTAGTTTCCTGTATTCTTCCGGCGTTTTAGTTGGTCCGGAAACATCATCTAACAGGATTCTAAGTTCTTTGATTTTCGTATCTAGATTGTCCATAAATTTGCTAGCTGAATCGACTTTTTCACCAGCGTGTTCATGCTTGCCTTCCAAAACTTCTTTTTCCATCAGGTTCAGTATAACCCCTGGCAACAGTTTTTTGATTTTAGCAGAGTATTTCCCATTGCATTTGAATGGAAACTTTTTGATGTGTATGTGCTCTTTGTTTAATACCCCCACTCCTATATAATCTAGTATTTTGGCCCAATGAACTTTGAACTGGGCTTCGCACGTTGGCAAATCAAATTTTTTTCTCTCCTCATCTCGATATTCCTGGATCATGATATCTTCCAGGGTTTTACAAATACTTTTAATTATTCTAGTTTCCATGTTTTGCCATTTAGAATATTTAAGCTTTTTGTTTTTTGAAAGACACAAACAATTATTTATCATCTATTCTTCGTCGATGTTCTTGGTACTGCACCAGGACAATCTCTCAACTATATTTTTTGGGGTCGTATTTTTCGACTTCGGGATGTTCTGAAGAATTTCTGGATGTTTGTCGAAGCAGAAATGACAACTCTTGCTAAAACTCCTATATAGCAACACTATCCCAAATTGGACGTCCCAAAAGAGATAGTCTAGCGCGCAAGTGTCGGATGGAATACTGTCCGAAAAAACGTCCCTCCATGTGGCGTGTCGACTTATCATGGACATGTAATCAACAAATCCTTGTGACATACAACTCTTCTTTCCGTTTCTCTGGAACATAGGCTATAGGTCTTGTATGTCAACGAGACCTAATATTCTAGTTTCCATTGTTGGATCCCACGCGTAGATTTTCCCACCTTTCATCTGAAACTCTCCCAGTTTCTCATGTATTGAATAGATCATTTTAGATCCATTTTTTGTTTTGAAGGCGATATTGAAATACGGGGTTCCTATCTAAATCCAGATGTTTGAAGCCTGTTCCTTGACTTTCTCTTCTTCACAATCTACAAATAGTTGATCAACGAGAGGCAAAACTCTTGATAGATTGTGCAAGCAATCTGAAGTGGTCTACCACTTGAAATCGCTGCGGTCTCGGGCCTGAGCCGCTTCTCTCAACCTACCGGATACCTACTTGTAATAACCGTCTCGTGTGCTATTGAGCCATTCCGTGGCTCCACTGACAGCATAATTGCAAGGGGTGGTAAGGAGGGTGTTTTCGTAAGGGAAATCTGTGTGG